ACAGAAACAAGAACAATTTGTGGTAGATGTAATCAACAAAATGTTTGAAATCGCAGGACACCAAGTAACCTACGATGATGTAAAGGATAGAAAAGATGATTGGTATACCCAATGGACAATGACCATGGATCAGAATGAACAATGGAAAAAGTGGGGTATGGACTATATGAAACGAGTATTTCGTTGGAATAAAACCTTATGTGAGAGAGAAATGGGAATGGTTTCTTTAATGTGGGGATTAAAATTTAGTGATTTCGATAAATAATGAACATAGAAAGACAGTATCAACAACTACTCGGAGACATTTTAGAGAATGGAGTAGAAAAAAAAGATAGAACAGGAACTGGAACCCTTTCAGTTTTCGGTAGACAAATCCGTCATAAGATGAGTGAGGGGTTCCCATTACTTACCACAAAGAAGATGGCATGGAAATCCATTGTCACTGAACTTCTATGGTTTTTGAGAGGTGACACTAACATCAAATTCCTATTGGATTATGATTGTCACATTTGGGATGGTGATGCTTATAAAAACTATATTACAAAGTTTCGTCAAGAGTGTGTTAACTGTCCTGAAATCACAAAAGAGGAGTTTCTAAACGGAATCAAGACAGATGAAAGACTCGCTGAATGGTGGGGTGAGTTGGGGCCTATCTATGGAAAACAATGGAGAAATTGGACTAATCAAACTAAAAAGAATCATTATGTAACTCCAGGTCAACCAACACATCATGGTATCGAAATTGACCAAATCAAAAATTTGATTCAGGATTTGAAAGAAAATCCCGATAGCAGAAGATTGATGGTCAGTGCTTGGAACGTTGGTGAACTTCATCAAATGGTACTCCCTCCTTGTCATTATGGATTTCAAGTTTATACAAGAGAGTTGAGTATTGAAGAACAAGTCGAATCATACGAGAAAATGGGATTCACGAAAAATCTCGACCCATTAGATTATGTACCGAAAAGAGCAATCTCCTTAATGTGGAATCAACGTTCTGTTGATACATTCTTGGGATTACCATTCAATATTGCTTCTTATGCTTTGTTACTTGAAATTATTGCCAAAGAAGTCAATATGGTTCCTGATGAATTGATTGGAAACTTAGGTGATGTTCATTTGTATTCGAACCACATTGAACAGGCAAAAGAACAGTTGTATAGGAGACCTTACGACTTACCACAAGTTCAAATCACGGAAAGAAATTGGTACCAACATGAAAAAGTAAAAGAACATTTGGGGGAAAAAACATTCATTGAAAAAATCATGTCTTATAGACCAGAATGTTTCGAATTATTGAATTATCAGTCTCATCCATCCATCAAAGCACCATTATCAAATTGAGTCATGCAAGTTGTTATTTTACTAAGGACTGATGTCGAACCAGATATAGCAGAACTTATCCTCGGACACAAATTGGAAGGTGGATATTCCTTAGATTACGCACTCAATGCACTAGTATCTTATCATGAGGGTAAAGAAATAATAATATTCAACTTCAAAAAATACTTTGTCATTGATAATAGATGGAGTGGATATAAAATAGATGATTACGGAACTAAAATTGTTATAAACTTCAAATAAATGTTACAGGTTACAGAAAAAATAAAAAATAGAACTTACGAGATAAGTTTGAAATCAACAGGTATTGTTGTAGGTTCATTTGTAAACATAGACGGATTCTTTTATTATGAACCATCAAAAAATAGAACTTGGGGTTTTTGGTCTGAAGAATTCTTGAAAAGTTTATCAAATGAGATAGAAAAATTAAATTACCAAACAAATAAAAGTATTGACGAATACTTCCAATTACAAACATAAAATTATAATATGGAAGATTCGAAAGCAAATTGCAAATGTGGTTGGCCTTGGGTATTCCATTATAATTCGAAAGGAAAAATGAACGCAATATTCAAAGCCAAACTTCCACAAAAAACTATAAACGATTATATAAACGGAGATTATTGGTTAAAAAATGAAAAAAGTTAGAGAAGTATTTGTTATTTATAATCCATACGATAAAGGATATTATGACGGATTGGGATATTTCAAAGGAATATTATTTTGTAAGAAATACAGTGATAAGGAAACAGCAATTTTAGATATAGAAAAAATACTTGATAACTCAAATGGTAAAACATTTCTAAAAATAGAATCATTTCACACATTTTCATGAAAGAATTAAGACCTTGGGGGTTTTACGAAATCCTATTAGATGAATCGTACACAAAAGTTAAACAAATTACTGTTAATTCAGGACAAAGATTGTCTTATCAATATCACAATAAACGAAAGGAATATTGGACTATTGTCCAAGGATCGGCAACAATAATCTTAGATGATGAAAAAGTTTTCAGAAATCAAGGAGAGTCAATTCATATTCCTTTGGGATCGAAGCACAGGATAATCAATGAACAAGAAGAACCTCTAATTTTTATCGAGGTTCAGGTTGGTGATTATTTTGGAGAAGATGATATTGTCAGAATAGAAGATGACTACGGGAGGGAAGATTAAATCTTCCCTTTTTTTTATTCACTAATTTTTTTCCAAGCGTCGGTAGAAGTAATCATACTTAGTTTACTTCCATTCTCCCAATCTACACCGATAATTAACTCATCTCCAGTTTCAAATGGATCTTGTGTAATACTAGTAACTCTTCCTGATGTACCAGGAGGAACTCCAAGTTCTCCCTCCATGTGATAACATATAATTTTATCTCCCACTTTTAATTGTGGATTTAACGTTCCTTTCATAACAATAAATATAAGTAATATATTTATAATCATATGGAATTTTTAATTACAGAATCTCAACTTAGGACACTTCTTACAGAAGAAGAAAGGTCGATGCTTGGAAACTACATGAAACGATTGAATACGTTTACAAAACAAATTGTAAATCGCACATTCAAATCGTACGGAATTAATTTAAGAATGCTTTTGACTTGGGGCACTCCTGTAGGTGGAATGGTACTTCCATTAGACCAATTTCTAAGAAATCAAAATTTTGATTTGACCGAAGACCAAAGAATGTTGGTTTTGGCAGGTTTAGCATTCGCATTATTTTTTGAATCCAAAAGACCTGCCATGAAATTATTTTCCGTAATTAAAGAAGAAGGATTGGAAGAGATTTTCAAAGTTGGATTGAGAAAAGGAAGTCAATTAAAAGATGCCTTCTTAAACTTTATGTCTTCTTTGGGTACTGGTTTTTCATCTTTTGTTGACAACATAGCATACAGTTTCATGATTCCAATTATTACAGATATTCAATCTGTCCTTATGGAAACACAAAATATCGATGAGGCGGCAATTTTAATTGCGGAAAGATTGATTGCGTCAGGTGTTGTATTAATGAGCTCTCAGGCTTTATCCGAAACAGTTAAGAAAGTTTTGGAAAGATTAAAATAAGTTAATCTTCCAGTTCGACCAAATTAATTACTTTTGTACAAATCACATATTCGTGTACTCCGAACAATTCCAAAAAATTTGTCAATAACTTATCAAGTTTATACCTAATTACTTCGTAAATAGTAGATGTGGTTGAAATATCTATTTCTTCTCCTGTGTGTTTCTTGAACATACTAAAGTATAAATCGGACTGTTTGTTGGATGGTAAGATGTACAAAGTATATTCAATAAATTTTGTTTCTTGTCCAATCACAATATAGTTTTTGGTTCCTGTTAGTTTTATTTTGAAATCTGTGTCAAAATTATAATCCGAACCAATTTGGAATATATGATTATCCAAAAATCCGTTTATTCTATTCCACAACTTATCTGATGGTTCCATTCTATTCTAATTCTTCAATTTCGACCACTAATTGGTCCGGTCCTTTTATGACTCTGTGCCAAACAAATTTGGGTATGTGAATTTGACCGGCCTTTGACAATTTGACTGGCAATTCGTTTTCAAGTTGGAATAACCATCCTCCGTCTTCGATAACTGTGACATTTCTATCCTTGAAGTCTTGATGCCATTTAAGTTCTTCAATCTCAACATCGGTAGTAAACGTCCTAATCAGTTTACCGTTTTTTTCAATTTGTTCAAACGGAAAATCCATTACCAAGAATTTGATGACGATAAACCTAATTGTTTGGCGTATCTACCAACATTACAGCTCCAATACCCTGCGGTGGTTCTATCTTTCTTTTGGTCGCATTTGTGTCTTGCTCTGAATGACTTGGCGGCACCTTTGTTAGCGTTTTTAACTCTTAAATTTGGATCACCAAAAGATACTTTTTTAATACCGCCACTTTTTGATTTCACATAAACTGCGAATTTCTTCGGTCCACCTGAAGTTCTAAATGGTTTATTTAGCTTTACATTCTTACCTCGATGTTTTGCTTCTTCCAAAACATCCTCTTCCTCCTCATCCTCGTAGATGAATGGAGCGTCAAGATAAATTAGTTTACCTTTGATTGATACTTTTTTGCCCAAATCTGATTCAACCATCAAAGTATCTTCTTCGTTAAGGTCAATCTTACCTTCCTCCCACAATTGTCTAACTTCATTCACCAAATCAAAATAACTTTCAGAATATGCACGGAAAATGTTGTTGGTTAAAGTCATTTCATTATCAATATGATATTTCAATGCCTGTGAAACTTCAACAGATTCTTTAATAATTAAAGATTTGTTCAAATGTTCTTCTAATGTTTCTTTGATAAGTTCTCTTAAATCCATTGGTTTGATATTTCTTATAAATACTCTTACTCTCTATTAAATTTTAACTTCCAATACACTCCTCCTGTTACATATGGAGTAAATTTACCAGTAACACCATCAAATGTTCGATTTGCTACTCCTCCACCAAGTTGAAACACTTTGTCATTTTTTGTTTTTAACAATATACTTGTTCCAAGTGAGTTAACCCAATCTTGATGACTCAATGCTCCGTTCAATCCAACATAAACTTGATTCCTTACTTTTGGTGGTTCAGGTACTGGTTCTCT